TTGCTCGATTTGTTGGGCAGGTGCAGAGACGATAGCCTATCCGTGGGTGGGAGAGGCTATTCAAGCCACAAGAGAATTTGTGCAGAGTGACGTGAAGAAGATAGGGGCCAACAATAAGTTTGAGTCGAGATGGTCTCGTAGAATACTAGAAGTGGGTGTCAAGAATTGGGTGTGGGACACGATGCAATGTGCTCACGTTCTCGACTGTCGACCTGGTATCACTTCTGTCAAATTTCAGGGTTTCGTCCGTCTAGGGGTTGAGGACTGGTCGGCAAATATGAAGGCTTATCTTCATGACACTAGAGAAGATGGAACGAACCGGATTCGAGAGGCAGATTTGAGGTCACTTCTTCTATATTGCGGTCTTGATTCCTTGATTGAGTTTCATATTGCAGTGATTCAGAAGAGAGAGATGGAAAAGGGGTTTCCGTGGCACGACTGATATGATTCAACCCTCTTCAAAAGCCGCCTACAGATTGATGATGGAAGGGTCTGAAGCTCTGACTGACGTTGAAGAGAACGGAATGAGAATTGACGTCGATTATCTCGACAAGGTAATTATTCAGACAGGTGAGAAGATTCGAGAGATGGAGCAGACTCTCAGATCAGACGAGGTATTCACCGTCTGGAGAAAGCAGTTTGGTGAAAAGGCAGATCTTGGAAGTCGACACCAATTGGGAAAGGTGATTTTTGGTTGTCTTGGGGTTGAGAGTAAGAAGAGTACCAAAGGTGGTAAAGATGGCAAAGTAAGCAAACCATCTACTGATATCGAAGCTCTTGAGGATGTTGACTTCCCATTTGTAAGACGATACCTGACTCTCGAGAAATTGAAGAAGGCGAGATCAACGTATCTGGTAGGTTTGAGAAGAGAAGTGGTGGTGGTAGATGGAGTAGGACTGGTTAGGCCTTCTTTAAATTTGCATCTGGCATCTACGTTTCGCTCAAGTGGCTCAGATCCGAATTTACAGAATCAACCGGTCAGGGATAAGAGACAAGCGAAACTGATCAGGTCCGCGTTTATACCGAGAAGTTCAGATTACATTCTGGTAGAGGTCGATTATTCCGCCCTTGAATTTCGAGGAGCCGCTTCATTCTGGACGGATGAAAGAATGATAGCCTATGCAAGCAACCCCGATCTTGACATCCACCGTGATATGGCAATGGAATGTTATCTCTTAGAAAGAGATCAGGTTTCAAAACCAGCTAGATCATTTGCCAAGAATCAATTTGTCTTTCCAGTTCTTTATGGGAGTTATTGGGGGAATTGTGCTCCAAATCTTTGGTCTCAGATTGGAAGAGGTGAATTGAAGAGAGTTGATGGCCTTGATCTCTACGAGCATCTAGCACAGAAAGGAATAGATAGGTTAGGTAGGAAGAAGACCAAGACAGACAGAGGAGATGATGGACCGGGAACCTATTTGAATCTCATTCGAGAAGTCGAAGAAGAGTTCAATAAGAAATTCCCAACGTGGAGTGAACAGAAGGATGTCTGGTGGAACCAATACCTTGAAAGGGGTTGGTTTCCACTTTCGACTGGTTTCGTTGTCTGTGGGGTTTTCTCGTACAATAACCTGATGAACACCCCTATACAGGGGCCATCATTTCATTGTCTTCTCTGGTCGTTGATTCAATTGAATAAGTGGCTGAAGAAGTACAAGATGAAGTCGAAGATTATCTGCGAGGTGCACGATTCGTTGATCCTCGATGTTTTCAAACCAGAACTCCCGGATGTGATTAATCAGACGAAGAAAATAATGACTGAAGACGTTCGAGAAGCGTGGCGATGGATTAAGACGCCACTAGGAGTTGAGATTGAAGCTTCGGAAGTGAATTGGTTCCTGAAAAAGCCTCTCGCGATATAGACTTTGTGGCAGGTGTTGTTATGATCCGTTGGCTGAAAGAGAAGACAAATCTTCCTTTGCCTAGTTTTCACATCTGGCCTATGTGGATGTGGAAAATCCTCTTCAGATACGAGCCGTGGTTTACGGTGTTTCGAAACAGACCAGGAGTGAGAAGTGACGGAAGGCATTTTCGTTGGGGATTCAAATTTATTATCATTGAATTTGGGAATCGCGGTCCGTAAAACAATTGCGTAGTCGGGCGTATAACGCAAGGTTCTGCCTCGAGTAGCAAAGTACGTGGACGGGTAAGAGAACGCGGCACAGCCTAGACTGTGCGGTTTAACGGTATGATACACAATGGGTAGAGTAACCGAGATAAGCGTTTCTATGGGTAGGACGGTGAATGTAGGAGAATACGAATTCTTCAATGTCAAAGTAGACATGACAACGACAGTCGATGACGACGAAAATTCAGAAGAAGTCTACGAGGAGTTGAGAGCAAACATCTACAAGAAGTTGCAAGAGCAGGTAGTGAGGATACTCCCAGATTGATATGAAAGTCAAATATCCTAGAGGTGAGCTTTGGTTAGGAGATTGTTTTGATCTCTTAAAAGAAGTCCCTGATAAGTCGATTGGAATGGTCTTTTGTGATTTACCTTATGGGAAGACCAATGCAGATTGGGATAAGGTTTTACCTTTTGAGCCTCTTTGGGAGAATTTTGAAAGGGTCTGTCGAGAGAAAGCGGCGATTATTTTTACGGCGACTCAACCATTCACATCTCAGGTTGTGATGTCGAAGAAGGAGTGGTTCAGGCATGAGTGGGTATGGGATAAAGTCAGGCCGACGGGTTTTCAAAATGTGGCTTATAAGCCCATGGTTCAACACGAAAGTATTCTAGTGTTTGGTTCTGAAACTGTGTCTTATTCACCCATTAAGGGGAAGAGAAATAAAGGTAGAGTGAAACAGAAAACGAGAGCAGTTTCAAAACACCTTTCGACTCAATGTCAACCTAAGGATGGAGGAGAGGTGACCTTTGATACCTTTCCTAATACAATTCTATCTTTTACGTCTGTGATGGGGCCCAAGCTAGTCCATCAAAATCAGAAACCCACGGCTCTTCTCGCCTACCTGATAGAAACCTATACGCAGAAAGATGAAACAATTCTGGATCCGACGTGCGGAAGTGGGACAACGGCCGCGGCAGCAATTCATACCAACAGGAGATTTCTTTGTATCGAGAAGGGACTTGAAGAGTTTGAAGTCGCAAAAAACAGAATAGAGAATGAATCAGGTGGTTTTGACTTTTAATGAGAGCCGGACCAATTCCTCACTGGGTTTGTGGTTGCGGGGCCAGAAACAGTTTTGAGTTTGAAAACTGTCCAAAATGTGACTCAAAGAACGACAGGAAAACAAGAATGAATGAAGACTCGAAAGCAGTGGAACTTTACCGTAGATACCGACCGACGAAATTCTCAGAAGTGGTTGGACAGAAAGAAGCTGTCCAGACCCTTATGGATATGGGGAAGAGAGGAGTGATCCCTCATTCTGTTTTGTTCACCGGACCGTCGGGATGTGGCAAGACGACACTCGCCAGAATTCTTCGCACGAAACTGAAGTGCTCCGATTATGATTTCACAGAAGTGAATGCTGCGGATTTCAGAGGAATTGATTCGATTCGAGACATTCGAGAACATATGGGGGCGGCTCCTATGTCAGGTGAATGTCGAGTCTGGCTAATTGATGAAATCCATCAACAGACAGGGGCTGCCCAGGACTCTTTTCTGAAGATGCTTGAGGACACACCAAGCCACGTCTACTTTCTTCTAGCGACAACTGACCCCCACAAACTCAAGAAGACGATCATCACTCGGTGTACGGAAATTCGTTGCAAGCCTATCTCTGAGACAGATTTGATAGGTCTGGTGAAGAGAGTTTCAGAAGCAGAGGGCAAAACTCTCGAAGAGAAGGTGATGAAGAGGATCGTCCAAGTTTCAGAGGGAAGTGCTAGAAAGTGTCTGGTGGTGCTTCACGCCGTCATTGGGTTAGCGACTCTTGAAGAACAGATGAAGGCGATTGAGAGTTGTGACATCGAGGGGCAGGCATTTGAATTGGCAAGAATTCTGATGAACGAGAAGGCGAGGTGGGGTGATGTGAAGGAGATTTTGAATCTTCTCCAAGAAGAGGACGCTGAAGGGTTGAGAAGAATGATTCTTGGTTATTGCAAGTCAGTTCTTCTGAAATCAGGAAATGCGAGAGCAGCGATGATAATTGAGGAGTTTCGTGAGCCTCTTTTCACTATCGGGATGCCTGGATTGGTGGCGTCGTGTTTCAATATAACCAATCCAGCGTGATTCGTATAATAAGAGCAGGGGAAACAGATGGCCCTGCCAGGCTACGGATACAAATGGACCTGCCCACGATGCAAATCAATTCATTGGTATAAGCCAATGAAGGGTTGTCAAAGGTGTGGGTTCTATCTACTCGAGAAGGTACCGGAGATGGAAACACAGACGAAAGACGCAGAATTGAGACTTGAGATTGATCGTCTCAGGCTTGATGAAGAGCTGGTCGGGCAGGCTGTTCAAATCTACACCTGGTCGAAAAAAGTGGCAGATGCTCAACTTGAATATGATGAGGCGAAGGCAGCTCTCGATCTCGCTGACGCAGAACTTGACAGAGCAATTCGTGACACTCCTGATCAATACGGAATTGCGAAATTGACGAATGAAGTAGTCAATCAGACCATTCTCCTTCAACCTGATCATCAGGTCTCTCAGAAGGTGGTGAACAGGTGCAAACATCGTCTTGGGATGGCACAGGCAGCGGTGAATGGGTTGGAACACCGTAAGAGAGCATTGACTCTTTTGGTCGACCTTTTCACCAAAGAGTATTATTCTGAACCAAGCAGACGCAAAGAATTGTCAGAAGAGGAAAAAGAAGCTATTCGGTCTAGAGGTAGGAGGAGAATTGAACGAGAGGAAATGTCTTCGGAGGATGCAGAGTGAGCATCTTTGATTGGATATTCAACGCGATCTTCCTTCTGGGGATAGTGTTCGTTCTGATTCCTCTAGTGGTTTTCATGGTGGTGAGAGTAGCGACTTTCACGTACCTTCAGGCTCGACACAGGTTTACGAAAGATTTCAACCAGAAAGAAAGGAACGACACAAATGGGACGCGAAGATAGAAAAGAACGAGTGAGTTTGGCACGGCGGAGAGCGGAGAATCATGCGGCAGGGTTCTCGACGTCGATGCTGAAGATGCCTGACGGACTTCGATTCTATGAATTGAAAGAAGGCACACATATGATTGATGTGGTGCCTTACGTCATCACTAAAGGGAAGGATGAAAGAGGAGGCAATCCGAATGCAGAACGAGGGCAGACTTATTTCGAGAGAACCTTCTGGACCTACCGGAACATCGGTCCTGAACAGAAGACCTACGTCTGTCCGTCGAAGACTTTCGGAGCTAGGGACTTCATTCAGGAATGGCGGATGGATGAGGTGAAACGCCCAGCCCTCGGCGATTCCGCAGCAGAGAAGACTCGCCAGGACATGATCAAAGCCCTGACTCCGAAAGAGCGGCAGCTCTTTCTCTTCTATGAGCCTGATCACCCTGAGAAAGGACTTCAACTCTTCGAATTCTCATACCACAAATTCGGGAAGCTGCTCGACGAGAGAATTCAGAAGTCTCCAGAGTCGTTGGGATGGGATTTGTTCTACTTCCCGGATGAAGCAGGAATGACTCTCCAGTTGATGGTCAAGGAAGACAAACCATACGGACTTGATGTCTTCTCGATCGACTTCCTCCCTCGTCGAAAACCCCTTCCGCAGGAAATCATCAATCACAAGGTTGATCTCGATGATATGCTGATTGAGGTCCCTTACGAGAAACTGAAGTCCCTGTTTCTCGGAACTTCGGACGTTGAGAAGACTGAACACAAGACCCAGACAGAGGAGAAGAAGACTGAAGAAGCCCCTTTTGATCGACCTGCAAGAGAAGAGCCGAAGAAAGAAGAACCCAAGACAGAGCCTGAGAAGAAGAAAGAACCGAAGGCGTCTGATTTCGGACTGAAGGTTCGAGACGAGGTAACTTACAAGGGAAAGAAATGCACTATTGTCAAGATCTCTCCGGATGAGACTTCATTGACGTTGATGGATGAGAACGACGACATCGTCAAGGCTGTCAGTCCAGAAGAGGTGGCTTTGGAGAAGAAGTCTGAGAAGAAGAAAGAGGAACCGAAGGCTGAGAAAAAGACGGAAGCTCCCAAATCTGCTCCTAAAGATGAAGATGATTCGAAAGATCAGGAATGGGATAAGGATTGGGACGAATAAAAGAAATGATAAAGACTGGGAGAGGTGAGGTTGAGGGAATCCAGAATCCTCGGTATGCTGGATCAAAAAAACCGATGAGGGACCAAAAAGAACCTGCTAGGTGAGGAAAGAAATCTCCGGGCCTCAGTGATCTACGGATGTGTGTCCCACTGAGGATGTAGTCTGCAGTTCTTCTCTCAGTCTTTTCTGATGACAGAATGACTCCATTCGAAGCCGAACTCGAAAGTTCTCTAACCAACGAAGAATTGTTGGTTGAACTTTTGAAATGGGTGGTTGAGAAGAATCGAATAGGAGCGATGGGAGTAACTACACCCAAAGGAGTAGACTTCCCTGATGAGTTGATTGATTCTATTGTTGAAAACGATGAGATGATCAAATGTATCATCGGAGAACTCAAAGGTAGGTTTCTAACAGATCGAGTTCGAGATTTTCTCAACGACATTGAAAAGACGATAGACGATTACGCAATCTTGGGATGGGATGTTGGAGCTGATGAAGATGACTGACACAGACGTCGAAACGGTGAAAAAAGAACTCACTAAGAAGAAAGAGTATGAACCTCCAATCAAGAAGGAGGACTTTCTCTCATCAGGATCAACGCTCCTCAATCTAGCTGTCAGTGGAAATCCCTATGGAGCCTTCGTAAAGGGAAAATACTTCTGGTTCGTTGGGGATTCTGATTCAGGGAAGACGTTCTTGACGATGACGGCTCTTGCAGAGGCTACGATCAATAAGAACTTCGAAGATTATGATTTGATTTTTGACAATGCTGAAGATGGAGCACTGATGAACGTCGAAAAGTTTTTCGGTCATCGTCTCGTCAAGAGGTTGCAATCGCCTAGGATTATAGATGGACTTCCTGTCTACAGTCGAAAGATCGAACAGTTGTACTACCACCTTGATGATCGACTTGAGTCAATCGAGAAAGGAAAAGGAAAACCGTTCATTTATCTGATGGACAGCATTGACAGTCTATCATCAGAATCAGAAGAAGTCAAATTTGGAGAGATGAAGAAAGCTGATAGAAAGGGGAAAGAGATTTCAGGCATTATGACTGACGGGAAGGCTAAGATAAATTCGATGTTCATGCGAGGGATTGTGTCGAGGTTGAGTCAGTCGAAGAGCATATTGATAGTGATCAGCCAGACCAGAGACAATATGGGTGGTGGAAAGTTTGATCCTAAATCAGTGTCCGCTGGAGGAAGGGCTCTCAAGTTCTACGCCGCTTGTCAAATATGGTCATCACCAGCAGGAAAATTGGTCAAGACGGTGAATACCAAACCGAGACAGATAGGCATCAACGCCAAAATAGCTGTCAAGAAGAACAGAATCACCGGAAAAGAGTGGTCTGTTGAGCTGCCAATTTATTGGAGTTCCGGACTTGACAATTTGGGCAGTATGGTTGATTTCTTGGTTGAAGAGAAACATTGGTCAGGAACGAAAGACGGAAAAACGATCGAAGCAGAAGATCTTGATTTTGAAGGTTCGCGAGACAAGTTGATTGCGTATATTGAAGAGAACAATTTGGAGATGGCTGTGACAGAGTTGGTGGTTGAGGTGTGGAAGGAAATCGAAGAAGCTTGTAGTGTCCAACGAAAAAGTCGATACTCTTGATGAAAGGAATCTGAATCATGGCCTTGGTTTTGTCACGGAAGAAAGATGAAAGCCTTGTCATTGGTGACAACATCGTAGTCACCGTGGTCGACATTCGAGGAGACAAGGTTCGGCTGGCAATCCAGTGTCCGAACGAAATTCCAGTTCACAGGCAAGAGGTGTACGAGGCGATCCAGAGAGAGAACCTTCGAGCGGCTGGTTTGGATCCTAATGCTGTTCCTCCCGTTGACAAAGGTTTCAAGAAAGAAGCTTCATAATTTAATGGTAGAGACGAGTTCTTATCAAGCTCGGGTATAGGTTCGATTCCTACTGGAGCCATGGAGATTTAAGTGGCAAATCCTTTCAATCAAGAAAGACTCGAATTGAAAGTCAAAGCCAGAAAGGCTGCGATTGAAGCTTTACAATTCTTGAAAGATTCAGTTGACGGGGACGTAGAGCATTTCTGGAAGGTGACAAGAGACTTCATTCTTGAGATAGCCCCTCTTCGAAGACCCGTTGAGCAGATAGAGCCAATGACAGACGTCCAGGCTCGAAGATTTGAAAACCAAGAAATGCCTTATGGTGAGTTCAAAGGTCAACCTGTCAGTCACGTTCCCTTGGATAGGCTTGATTGGTACGCTGGTCAAGGAGATGAATTCAAAAGTGATTTGAAAAGGTATCTGGCGAATGAAGAGGTCAGGTTGAGAGTGAGGGAGGAGGTAGGAGAATGATTGTACAAGAACGATTAGACGAGATTCGACTCAACCATCGAACAGGTTATGAGATAAATCGAGAAACGACTGCTGGCATTGTTTTTGAACTCCTCGATGAAATCAAAAGACTCAAAGAAGGAAGATTCACACTTGAAGAACTTCAAAACCTCTGTCACAACCTAACGGATTCTGATTACAAGGCGTTCTGTGATGGGTGTGATGTTGAGCAGAAGAAGTTGTTCGGGAAGTGTCGAACAGAAGAGATAGCAGGTGACTTTGAAGGTTTGGTTAAGAAATGAAAACCTTGTCTTGGAAAAAGGGAATCCCTAAGAAACCAGGAATTTACCTGAGAAATAATCCACCTGCCAGTCAAATTGTCAGACAGGATTTGTATTTGATCGACGGAGAACTTTGCACCAGTGGAGAAGGATTGAGTGCCACTAGAATGAAGAATTGGAAAGGCGCAAAGACAATGTGGTGGTTTGGACCAATTCCTAGGCCACCTGAAGGAGAGTGAGATGGGAGTTGTTCGAACGGTGGGCTTTGGGAAAGAGCATTTCCCGAGGCAGGGATCTCATCTGAACAAGAAAGTAAGGGTCTGTTTCTTCTACGACGTCAAGAAGGTGATTGAAGGAGAAGTTGTTAGGGATGATATGGAAGAGCCTTTTCGTACAATCATAAGACTCAGTGATGGTCGTTACATTGAATCTTCAGAGTGTCAGTATTCGACAGATTAAATGAAAACCTGGCTCCTCATCGATGGTTCTTGTTTCGCACACCGCGCCCACCACGTTCTCGGTCAACTGACTCACGAAGGGATGGGAACGGGTGTAGCCTTTGGAATGATGAGAGACATCGAAATCCAAATTGAACTTCACGGAGCATCGAAGGTCGTCCTAGCATTTGACCATCCCGGATTGAGTCTTAGAAAACAGATCTGTCCAACCTACAAAGGCAATCGACGACAAGACCTGACAGATGAAGAGAAAGAAGATTACAGACTCTTCTATGAGCAGGTTGACAGACTGAAATCTTATATTTTGCCGTCATTGGGATACAAGAACGTTCTCGAAGTGTCTGGGTATGAAGCTGATGATATTCTAGCCCAGGTCGCTGAAAAGATCCCAGACGATGAAGAGGGAGTGATAGCCACCACAGATAAAGATCTTCTTCAATGTCTTCGATCGAACGTGCGATGCTACAATCCAACATCGAAGAAGATGGTCACATCAGAATCGTTCTACCAGGCATGGAATGTGACTCCCGAACAATGGGCATCAGTAAAGGCGTTGGCAGGATGTCCGACAGATAACGTGGAGGGAATCAAGGGAATAGGTGAGAAATCAGCGGCAGGTTGGTTCAATGGAAAATTGAAACAGACGAGCAAGAAGTGGTTGCTGATAAATGAGAACATCGACTTCTTGAAGAAAAATCTTCCTCTTGTGAAGCTGCCGTTTCCAGGATTAAGGCTGCCGGAGATAGTAGATGACGAGAGAACCGAGTCGAAGAAAATTGCTATTCAAGAGCAGTTAGGAATTCGGAGCAGAAGAGTGAAGGGAGTGGTGAGAGGAGTAGATGTTGTTTCCAGTGGCGGGTTTGATATCTGAGGAGAAGAAAGATGAATCATAATTGGATGCAGACGAGAGATGGCAAGGCTCATTTCTTCCACGACCCAAAGGCTGAGACAATTGATCCTGATACGATAGCGACGGTCTTGTCTCGAATCTGTCGGTTTGGCGGGCATACGAAAGATTTCTATTCCGTAGCTCAACACAGTTGTCTGGTTTCTCATCTGGTTCAACTACCTGAGTTGAAATTGCCGGCTCTTCTTCACGACGCTCATGAGGCCTATACGGGATTTGGGGATGTGGTAGGGCCGGCGAAGTGGTATTTTGAGGAACAGGTAGGTGGTAGTTGGATGGGGTATCATGAAAAGAAAATGGATTTGGTGATAGCAGAAAGATTTGGGTTTGATGCTGAATTATTCTATCACCCGTCTGTTCGACACGCTGATATGAAAGCTCTGGCAACTGAGGGTAGGGATCTTCTCGGACCAAAACCATTTCCGTGGATTGAACTTCCAGAACCCTGCGAATCAGAATTGAAGGTCTGGGATATGGAAAGGGCTAAGGCTTCTTTTGACGTCGCTCTTCGAAAGTGTCTCAAGAGGAAGAAATGATCAAGTTTTTGGGTAGTTCAAATGGACGGCCGATGTTGGGTTTTGGTCTCTCGAGAGGCAATTGTGAAATGCTTCTTCAGAACAAACCTATTTTCATCGATTTGAAAGTGATGCTGTGTGACGTGCCCAAGGGTGTTGATTTGAACGAGGCGACGGTTTTCATCTTTGCGGGCGAGACGGAAGAGTTGATGCAGAAAGAATTAGCCAAACATACGAAACTCCCTTCGAGAGTTGTTCCTCATCATGAGGAGAATTTGTGATGACGCCTGTTGAATTTAAGCAGCAGAACATTGTTTTTGGGAAAGATCAACCTGAGTATCTCCCTCTTCCGTCGTATACAGACGAAAGACAGACTATCAGTTGCTGGAGGTTGACTCTGTTTGAAAGGTTGACACTTCTGGTGACAGGAAGAATTTGGCTTTGCCAGATGAATTTTGGTGAAGCTCTTCAACCTCAATTACCGACGGTTGATTGTCCTTTCATTTTGAATAGAGGTGTTGTTCATGTTCAGGAGAAAGAATGAGAATTCTTGCGTTGGATTTAGCGACCCACTGCGGCTTTTCACATTCGTGTGGAGAATCAGGTTGTTTTGATTTATCTATAAAGAAAGATGAAAGTTCAGGGATGAGGCTCATTCGTTTTCGAGGGAAACTGAATGAAATGAAATCAGCAGTTGGGGTTGATCTCGTAGTATATGAGACAGCCCTTCAGATGCCCGGTGTGAGAGCAGGTTTTGCCGTTGCTTCTGAACTTCAAGGCGTTCTGAAGGTCTGGTGTGAAGATAATAGGGTGGATTTCAAACCCTACTCTCCGACAGCGATCAAGAAACACGCGACTGGAAAAGGGAATGCCAACAAAGCGAAGATGATAGAGGCCGCTCAGAAGAAGTGGCGGCGAGTCTTCACTGATGATAATGAAGTCGACGCCAGATTTCTACTTGATCTCGCGAAGAAAGACCTAGGACTGTGAAACCACTCGGACCAATTTCAGGACTGGAGAAAGTGACTGTGAGCAAGAAAGAATTCAACAAGGCTTGGCCTCATGGTGGAGATAGGGTTTCAGAGCAAGAAGAGCAGGGACCTGCTAGAGAACCATCTGTTGTTTTTCAGCTTGAGTCTCTTTCAAAAACGGTCGATGATCTGAGGGGTGTATCGAAGATTCTGTCAGAGCGATTGGTGTTGGTGCTGAATCAACATCCACGCCCAGAGACTGATCAGAGAGACACCAAAGATTGCAGTGAACCTTGCAAGATCGCTGACTCCTTGAAACATCTCAACCAGAACGTCTCTGAGGTCGTCTGGCTTTTGCGAGACCTGAATGAAAGGTTGGAGATTTAATGGCTACTCTTCCAACGAAGAAACCAGACTACAAACTCAAGGTTCTGAATAAGGTAACCAACGGAAGAGGGGAAATTGGTGCGGCTTGGATCAACAAAGATGGGTCTATCTCCATCAGGTTGAATCCTTGCACTCGTCTGGAAGACTCAGAGGATTTGTTGATCACTTTGTTCAAGAACGAACCCTATCAACCTCCGGTGAAAGCTGAGCCATACGATGAGCCTCGACCAACTCCAGATGATGGAAAATCTCCTTTCTAGGGATCGGAAGATGCCAAAACCAGGTGATTGGAGAATGTCGGTTGAGGTTCTTCAGGCAGGTCAACCTAGACCCTACGCAGATTCGATTTACCATTATCGAGTCTTCTTTGAAACGATTCCATTTCTTTTGAAAGACGGCCGCCAGACAGAGTATGAGCCATCGAAGTGGATTGAGGAGGTGGTTATTCCTATCTTGAAAGGAATTCACCATTGGTATGACAAACCAGAGAATTGGGCTTCGACACGATTGAGTTACGTGAAGAACACTGGGCCAGGTTTATGGGAGTTCGTGCTGGTTGAACCTTTTACGGATTGAAATTTGATGTCGTCACCAGCTCATAGAATAACCTACAAGGGTGTGAAAGAGAGATTCCAATCTAATGTGGATAGACTCTGTCGAGAAAGAGGCTGGAATGTCTGGAGGCTGGTTCAAGAGTCAGGTGTTCACAGATCGACCGTCTATCGTATAGTAAACGGAGATGAGAAGAGTGTACCGAACGTGGTTGTGGTTATGAAGATAGCAGCGGCTTTAGGGGTCAGGATGGATACGTTGTTTCATTGAGGATTTGCGTCTTATGTATCTGATTAAGCATCTCTGCCATCGAACTGACATCAGTATGAGTCATCACGGATTCACGATAGATCTGTCACTTGAGTTCAAAGAGAGGGTAGCGAAGAGTGGTTTGAATCAAGAGAAGGTGGATTATCTGTTGCTACATGAAGGTCGAATTTGGTTAGATTGTGCGGGGTTTGGTGAGACATGGGATCCAGATAATTGCGGATTTGAGAAAGACGAGAACTTGAAACCAGGCCCGCGGGCAAGGCCACTCCACAGGCCCGGAGAGGATTTGAGAGTGACTTGGGGAGAATGGGGGCCTGAGCATATCTCTGTCCCTGGAAACGCCTGTGGTTTAGACATTGAACGATCTTCTTTTGGGTGTTTGTTTGAAGAGGGAATCAGCCTGCTTCCGCACAATGTTGATTCGTTGGTACAGAAGTATCTTCTTTTGATAACCTTTACGAGCCTAGCGGAATTGGTTTACCTCTTTTCAAGAGATGTCTGACTACTACTGTCCGTAAAATGTATTGCATGTGAGCACCAATCAGGTTAAAGTAGCGATGTCCAAACTTCTCGCAAGAAGTACAATTCGACATGATAGAACCCCAGGAATGGGTGCATTCCTCTTAGAGAAATTTAAGAGGCTCACTTTGCGAGGTGAGGGACAAAGTGCATCCTTTTCTGGGGTTCTCTTTTGTCGTACCGGTTGGTGCTGTCTTGAATTTCGAGGCTGTAAAACTAAACGAGCCCAGGTCAGCTTCATTGGGTTTTCTCTGCGAGACAGTCAAGGACATGAAGAGATTCATGGTGGACCACGTGATGGGATCACTTCCCAGCGATCGGGAACCAACTTCAAAAATCCGGGTTCAGTTCTCCCTTATTCCCCGGTCGGACTTGGTGCTTCTAGCACTCAAACTCTGGTAGCCGATCAGTCCTCTACCCCTAACCGTGTCTTATTCAGACTTGTCTCTACAAGTCCGTGAAAGGGGTGTTGTGATTGTTCAGTGAACTTCGCATCCAAAATTTCCAGAATCACTCCAAATTGAAGGTTGATCTGGATCCCAAGATCACGACGATCACAGGTAGATCGGACGTAGGCAAGTCCGCAATTCTCAGGGCACTCAAATGGGTCTGCTTGAACAGCCCTCAAGGTGAATCGTTCATAAAGAACGGAGAGCCTGGGACTACAGTTCAGCTAATCGTCGATGATAGGAAGATCGTCCGGAAGAGAGGAAAAGGAGACAACCTCTACCTGATCGAAGAGGAGGAATTCAAAGCCTTCAGTTCGAATGTGCCGGACGAGATTGCAAAGATTCTGAATGTTGGAGATAAGAATTTTCAAGGTCAACACGATTCAGTCTTTTGGTTTTCTCAGTCCGCAGGTGAAGTTTCGAGGCAGTTGAATTCAGTTGTCGATTTGGGTGTGATTGATGACTCTCTGGCGAACGTAGCGAAGAAGGTTCGACATTACCAAACCGCAGCAGAAATCAATAGAGAAAGACTTCAGAAATCTAAGACCAGACGTGAGTCGTTGGCTTGGGTAGTAGATGCCAACAACGACTATGCAGAGGTGGAGCGGAAAGGTAGCTGTAGCCGCACAGCAACGGCTGTAGCCGCTTCGTTGCGGGAATTAGTACAAGGCATCGTGGGCAGCCAAAAGGCTATTACAGCCGCGACAGGGCAGTACAGCGAGCTACGGTCGATGGGCATTCTAGCTGTCTCTGCAAAGAAATCTTCTGACAAGAAGATAGAGTTGTCAAAGCTGATTCAGTTTGTCAGAGACCAGAAGAAAGTTCTCGATAGGGGTGTTCCAGATATCTTGGCTTTGACGGCTTGGTACACCTCTTCGAAGACGATTGAATCTGATAGATTGAGATTGAGCAGGTTGATAGGTGAGATTAAGACACAGAAGGTAATTTTGGCTAGAGGGATACCAGACTTTTCTGGGGTTGAGTCTTTTTTGAAATCGTACAATGAAGCGAGAGACAAGAGGATTCGACTGAGAGACTCTTTGTTGGTTCTTAGAGGATCTGTTCTGACTGCTGATGAAGAAAAGAAGACCTCAGAGCAAGTCCACAAAGAACTGGAAGAGAAACTCGAAGGCAAGTGCCCTGTCTGCGGAAAGGAATTGTAGAGGTGATAAGGTTTTTGAAAGCCGGTGTTTGGGTTTTCTGGTTCACTGTCTACCTGATGGCTTCTGTGGCTCATTACTTCACGGGTTGGGTTGCAGAATGGGCAGGAGAGAAGGAACAGAGATGGGATTCCCTAGTGAATATACCTTCTAGAAAAGAGGAATGATGTTCGTTCGTCACAAACCATTGGCCGTTGATGCTCAACAGTTTCGAGGTTCGAGTGAAACCCTACCATTTGGAGGGGTAGATTTTCATCGAGATAGTGATGGTTTCTATGTTGAGAATTCTTCTGGGTCAATCATTCGATTGGTGCCTGGTGATTGGGTTCTTAGGCAGGTTGATGGAAGCTATCTGGTGTCTAAGGCAGAAGACTTCGAAAGGGATTACGAATCCGTTTGAAAGGACAGAAGAATGAAATTTCGAAAGAAGCCGGTAGTGGTTGAAGCCAATCAGTATCTTCGACGAGGTGAGAGTCCGGTAGGTCTTTTTGGCAGGGAAGATGGTTCGGCTTTCACAATCACGATCCACGGGCAAGAAACAGAAGTTGAGATTGGTGATTGGATCATCCTTGAAGACCCTCCGGGTGATGGTACTAGAGCTTACCCTTGCAAACCAGATATCTTCGAGAAGACTTACGAACTTGTTGAAGAAGAACCTAAGAAAGAAGAGGAACAGAAATCAGTCTGGGTTGAAACTCTAGGCTCGTCCAACCTCAACGGATTTGGTTATGATCCGAAGACCTTGGTTTTGACAGTTGAGTTCAAAGGTGGAGGAAGATACAGATACTTCTCGGTTCCGAAGAAGGTTTTTGAAGAGATGAAAGAGGCAGAGTCGAAGGGATCATTCTTTCAGAAGAGCGTGAAGGGCAATTTTCATTTTGAGAAGGAAGAGTAGAATGATATCTGAAAACCTCAAAGCCACCATTGCCGGAATTGAGTACCACTGGTGTGGTGGGTTCGGTGCTGTCTTGCAGAGCCATGAAAGGGGAGTTAAGAAAGGTGATGTGAGAATGATAGGCAAGGTGATTTTCTTCGCCTACATGGTTGAGCGTAGTGGGTGGCTGAGAGAAGTGAATTGGGTTCCCCAACAAGAAATTACTGCTGAGTGGATCAGGGAATTTAAGAAAGAAGTTTTTGGAATCAACAATGTCTAAGGTGGTGGCTATCCTCTGCTCTGACCTGCATTTTTCTCACACTGCCCCCTCTTTCAGGTCAGCAGAACCTGATTGGTATGAAGCAATGAAGAGGGGAATTGACGAACTGAAGTCGGTAGCGGAAGAACACAGAGCGCCAATCATCTGTGCTGGAGACGTTCTTGATAGATGGAACACCTCGAGTGAGCTAACCAATTTCTTGATCGACAATCTCCCTCCTCTCTATTCGATCTATGGGCAGCATGACGCTCCGTTTCATAGAGGAGAAGACCTTCATCGGTCAGCGTATGGCACTCTGGTTCGAGCAGGGACATTGAAAGAGTTGGGAAAGATTCCAAGTCGAATTGACAGCTTCTGGGTACATCCCTTTCCGTGGGGGAAAGAGATTACTCCTCTGGAGAGTCTGCAGAGAGGTTATCTTCACTTGGCAGTGGTTCATCGGTATATTTGGGACAGGCCTCAGAATTCATATCCAGGGGCGGAAGAGACGAAGAGGACGTCAGCCTACGAAGAATCTTTGAAAGGGTACACGTCTGCAGTATTTGGCGATAATCACAGAGGCTTCAACACTAAAATTGGTTCTTGCAATGTGATGAATTGCGGAACCTTCTTCCGTAGAAAATCTGATGAGATTATTTACAGACCGATGATAGGACTTCTTCATTCTGATGGAGTGATTGAGCCTCATTATCTAGACACGTCGAAAGATGTTTACGTTGAGAATCCAATCAAGAAGAAGGTTGATGATGATCGGACAGAGAGTTTTTTGAAAGAATTAGAAGCTCTTGGTTCTGATTCATTAGACTTTCGAGAGGCAGTGAATAGATATTTTGATCAGAACGAAACAGAGCCTCTGATTAAAGACATGGTCTTGGAGGCCATTGTCAATGGCGGAAAAGAACGCTCCTGATTATTGTCCCACTCTTGATGAGATCTCGTCTAGGGGGGAGGCTCTACGGTGGATGCTGATAATGGAGTGGCCAATGTATCTAATCGATTCAATTTTCTACGATGACAGCCCAAGTCTTGAAACTGCTCGTGATTTGGTGTACAGGTTTGGGCCAGATGAGGCTAAGAGGCGGATGATTTTGATGCTTTGATCCGTATAATAGAGTGAGATGGAAATGAATCTCCCAAAGAGTAAACCAGCAAACCACTTCAAAGAAGAGAGGATTTTTCGAGCGATTCAGATTTGTCTCGTAGAAGGAATCTATCCGTCGGCCGCAGCGGTTAGTCAGAGAATGGGCAGGAATACGAGAACACTGAACGGATCTGAGTGCATTACGAGAAGGATGCTTTTCAAAAGATTAGGCATCAAGATGAAGACGAATGGGAATTGGGCAGGAGACAAGATCGATTATGAGCACGAGAGATGGCAGATGGGTTACTGAAGGGAGAGAATAGATGACAAGGAATTTTCAGATTGCAGTTCTCGTCAGTTTTGTTTTGATGTGTGGTTGTACAGATGAGAATGATCCTGGCGTCGTAGCCAGAAATAGACAGACACTCCGGGAAGAAGGTAAATTGGTTGGGACTCTTCCAGACGGCAGAATCGTGAGACGATATGAGATTGACATGGGTCCAAATCAGTATAATCATTTCGTCTACGTTATCGACGGATCTGCCGTGACGACTGTGAATGTTCATCAAGGCAAGACCAATTTAGTTCAGGTTATGATTGACGGAGTTCGGTATGTTCCTGCTGAAAAGACGATGCAAGGAGGAGTAGAATGATCGATGCTGAAGAATACTCCCGCCTGAAGAAGCGAGCTGAAAAAGCACGATCAGAAGCCGATCGTGCTCAAGGTGTGCTTGATGAACAACTGAAGAAACTCAGATCAGATTTTAATGTCGAAACTCTTGAAGCAGCGGAAGAGTTGGTGAAGAAGTTTGAGAAGGAAGAACAAGAAGCGGAGAAGAAGTACAGAGAAGAACTGAAGACCTTTGAGGAGAAATGGGGAGAGAAAATGTGAGTAACGAAGTGACTTGTTCGTTTGAACCTGACAAGAGAACTTGGTTCGAGAGACTGAGAGACAGACTCTTTCCGGCTCGGCATTGTTTTCTTCCTGAGCCTCTGTCTGAGTGGGAGATGAAGGGGAGACTCAGGATAGAGACGATCGTGGTATTGTCGTTTGCAGACAAGATTCGAGTTCTTCTTACGGGAGTTGTGGTTGTTCAGACGGGCACAATTACAGAAAACCGGATAGGGCGAACCAAGACCTCGTCCGTATCGTTTGTAGGGACTAAGAATAGAGATTTGAGAGGATAGAAAATTGGCATTGAAATCAATTCAGAGTGAGTGGCAGGGTTTCTCGAGAATGGTGTTCGAAAAAACTCCTGCGTCTGAGATTCAGATTTCAGAGATGAAGAAGGCATTCTTTGCAGGAGCCTGGACTTTGTTAATGCAGATGATGGAGATAGGAGAGGATCACATTCCTGAAGAGGTTGGGTGTGCTCATCTGGAGAGTTTGAAGGCTGAGTGTGAAGAGTTTAAGAAATCAATCATGAAAGAGTATGTTGAGGGCAACTGATGGATGAAAAGACCACCATCTTCGTCTTCGGTTCAAACTGTGAAGGTAGGCATGGTAAGGGAGCAGCTCTTGAAGCCTTGAAAAATTGGGGTGCAATACCGGGGCAATCAATGGGTTTGCAAGGAAGAAGTTATGCGATTGTGACAAAAGAACTGAGATCGCATTGGCCAAAGGTCGGATTGAGAGAAGTTGAGTTAGGTGTTTCACAGTTTCTTCAATTTGCACGAACTCATGATGAACTTCATTTCAAAGTGACAGCGATTGGATGTGGTTTGGCAGGATTCAAAGTGGCAGAAATTGCACCTTTCTTTGAGAATGTTCCTGAGAATGTTGAGCTTCCCGTAGAATTTGAAGAGGAATTGAAGAGGAGAAGGAATGGGACTTAGCATCAGATATGTCTGGAAATGTGACATCTGTGGAGCAGAGAAGCAATTGATTGTAGCTGATGAAGATTACCATCTTTGTATGAATGATAGGATAATGAGGCCGAATCTGTTGCCTACTTCTGACGATGGTTGGGGTTGGAGATGGGTTCGAAATATGTTGGTTTGTGACAGACACAAGGTTCAGATTCTTGCAAATGTGACATCAGACCCAAATCAATCGGTTGAGGTAGTAGATAAACCAAACACAGAGATGGCAGGGTTGGTTGATTGGAAACTAATTGACTCTGCTCCAGATGATGCTTTGATTCTTGTTGGCTGGAAGACGAAGGCTTTTGGAGTGATAATGAAATGGGTGTACATCACCGCCTTGAAACACGAGGGAAAGTGGTATGATGCAGCAGGCAACTCCTTCAATTTCTCAGTCGACGGACCTATCTACTGGAAAAATCTCCCTAGTCCGCCAGAGGTTGGACAGGCTTCTGGTCGAGTTCAATCAGGTTGATCTCCAATGGAAAGAAGACAAATCAGCTTTTGTCGAGTCTGAGAATTTCTTGACTGCGGCGGAAGAAGCTCAGAAAATTCTGCAGGTGGTAGCTCAGGCAATTCAAGAGCAGGTCCATGATAAGATAGCCGCAGTCGTGACTCGATGCCTTGAGACAATTTTCGACGAACCTTATCAATTCAAAATAGAGTTTGAGAGGAAGAGAGGCAGAACAGAAGCCAACCTGATTTTTGTCCGTGGGGGATTGGTGTTGACTGATCCGATCAATGAGGCAGGAGGAGGAGTGATTGATGTAGCGGCCTTTGCTCTTCGATTGGCTTGTCTGATTCTTGAGAGACCTATTCGGAGAAGAGTGTTGGTTTTGGATGAGCCGTTTTCAAAGGTTAGGGGGAGTCAGAACAGACAGAGAATGAGAGAGTTGATCGAGTCGCTGGCGGAGGATTTTGGTGTCCAATTCATTTTGAACGTGGACGGGGACGTCTACCCGGAATTCATGTTGGGTACTGTGATCGAGTTAGGTTGATGGACTTATTCGTACAATAGAACATGGTTGAAACACTTTTACCAATCGGATGGCAGGAAGTAGAACCTGTCGGAATTCCGTCTGATGTTGGTACACCTGAAGATGAATGGGATTCAACTGCCAGTCCGAAGAAGCCAAGAAAAGAAACTAGACGGTGGGTTAGAGGCGTTCGATACGTTCGAATCTGTGTGATGGAGGATGAAGAAGATAAAGAACCAAGGTTTGTTCTTCATCGAGGAATTATTGGTGATGAAGACGGTGACGGGTTCAGACATTACAGCGAAGATTTCAAGGAGATCTTTATCAAGGCAAAGGCTCTTATGAGAGTGGGAGGATATTGATATGATTTTGACACTGAAGGCACCAATTGTCACAGCTCTTAAAACAGATCTGGCTCGACTTCACATTTTTGAAATAGACAAAGATGGAGATATTGTCTATAAAAAGAATGGTAGGAGGCACAATTTCAATTATGAGAAAGAAGCTGAGCTTGATCTTTCAGCGTTGACGAAAGGTGAGACTCAGAATCTAGTCACTCTTCTTGAGACGGCGAAGGTTCATGGATGTAAGGTGGCAGCGTCTGATGTGAAAAAATACCTTCGAGCGTCGGAAGAAGGCGTTGAAAACGTCAGGGCAAGAACCTGTCGACAAGCGGCTTGGATGCTAGAGCATTTCTTCGCTCGACTTCCTCACCACGCGATCTTCAGCCGCGATCAATATGGAGGGAACAGCTACAGCGGTTACTATGTAGGTGACGTTGATTTCGAGCCGACAAAACCAGGCACCAGTTCTCGAGATCGGCAGGAAGAATATTGTCAAATCGATCTTTGGCACATTGAGAACGATTGTCGAAAGAGCGGCGGTCTTAGACTTCATCGAGGTGATGTCCTTGAGATGACGTGCCTTGAGATTCTCGACGGGATGGGATATGTGTCTGAAACTCCTCGACTGATGGAGAGGCTGCGAACAGAGACTGAACTGTTCTACAAGAGAAGTGAGCAGATTGGTCTTCAGTGCAAGGCAGTTGGATTGGGTCTGGTTGATCTTGACGATGCTTCGGAGTCTAGTGACAGAGGTTACGGTCGAAACAAGATCAAACTTGACCATTTTGGCGAATCAAGAGTGGTGGTAGACGTCTACCAAGAAACCGACAAAGAAGAGAGAAGTGGTCGAGGTGGTGGAGAGGTTGATCCCTATCGATGGCACAATTGGAATATGAGGTTTCATACACCTTCTGAGGATGAGATCGTCCGTCACCTTGAAGCAGATGAAGACACTGCTGAGCCAACGGATGTTGATATTCCAGTTCATCCTCTTGTGCCTTGCTATGATTTAAAAAGACACAAGAGATTGAGAATTCACGTCAATAACCTTACGCCCTATCAGTATGACAAGAACGTCTCAGAAAGGCTTGTTTTGCCTGACAGGGATTGGAAGATGGTGAACCTGTTGGTTGATCATTCTTCGAACGAATTCAATGATATTGTGGCGAACAAGGGTCAGAGCATGAATGTCCTGTCTGTTGGAATTCCAGGGACGGGTAAGACAGCGACAGCAGAAGTCTTTGCGGAATTCAAGGAACGTCCGCTCTACACGATCCAATGCAGTCAACTCGGGTTGGATGCTGATCAGGTTGAGAAGAATCTGTCAATCATTATGATGAGAGCAAACAGATGGAACGCCGTTCTTCTTCTCGATGAGGCAGATGTCTACATTCGGAAACGCGGAACTGATTTGAATCAAAATGCCATCGTTGGGGCATTTCTGAGAGTTCTTGAGTATGCGAGTTGCATTCTGTTCATGACGACGAATCTTGAGGATTCAGTTGACGATGCAATTACGAGTCGGTGCATCGCTCGACTTCATTACGGACCTCCTGGACCTGAAAATCAGAGTAAGATCTGGAGAATCTTGTCTGGGTTGAATGGACTGACGATGACTCTTGAGGAGATTAAGAAGGTCACAACAAGACATCCAAACCTTACCGGAAGAGATGTGAAGAATCTTCTCAAGCTGGCGTCGTTTGCAAAGGCAGATAAGATGATCGACGCTGAGGCGGTTGAATATGCTCTCCAGTTCAAGCCGACGGAGTGAGTGATGAGAGGATATGAACTCTATAAGATTTTTCAAGGTCTTGCGCCAAAAGAGCAAGACTACGCTGTTGGTTATTTTCTTGGTGGCGTCGGAATGTTAGCTGAAGGTTTCACCACACCTCATAGACACCAAGAGAAGGCTGTCTTTGCGATGAATGAGTTTGAAGACGCTATGAAGAAATCAGAAGAGATTGACTTGAGCAACCCTGAAGCTGATCCTTTGGTGATATCTGCTGAAAGAGTATCTTCGTACGAATCGAAAGAAACGCACAAACCGTATGAAGGAGGATTGTCTCATAGAGAAAGAGCTGAGCTAATTGGTTTCTTTCCTGCGGGAGGACAGAGCATTGACAAAACGGGTCAGAAGATGTGGTCTCAGGGTCAGGTAGATTGCATTCGAAAGGTTATGAAGGAAAGGGCAGCGAAGAACACGTTGGTGAGGTTCAGTCACACTCTTTACACCCGTGAAGACAAAGATGCTCCTCTTTTAATCAAAGATCCGAATGGAGACATCGTTCTCCAATTGTGCAAGGTTTGTGGTCGAGGAGAAGCTGAACTGGATACTATTTGTCCGGGTTTCAAGAATGGTTTGAATCCGAATGAGGCTATTGTCTCAACTGAGAAAGAAACTGTCAATCATCCATCTCACTACAATCAAGGCAAGATTGAAGTGATTGATGCAATTGAAGATTGGAAACTTGATTTTTCAGAAGGTTGCGTCGTAAAATACTTGGCAAGGCACAGACACAAGAACGGGTTGGAAGATTTGAAAAAAGCCCGTTGGTACTTGAATCGTTTGATTGAAAATCTTGAAAAGAAAGAGCAAGATGACGTTTAGCGAACGAAATAGACAGAGATGTGAGGCGCCAAATGGGTTCAACCACAAACTCAATTCTTGGACTTTGAGTGATTGGATGACGGCTCTGACGGGAGAGGTCGGAGAAGCTGCAAATATCATCAAGAAGCTCAATCGAATTCGTGACGGGATTCGAGGGAACACAGAATCTCTCGGGCAACTGACAATGATGCTCGCAGATGAACTCGCTGACGTAGCAGTTTATCTGGATCTTCTGGCTCAGGCTGCTGGTTTCGATCTAGAGACAATTCGAGAGGCGAAGTTTCAGAAGACAAGTCAGAAGATTGGTTACATCGAACCTGAACAGAAAGAACCCAAATGACAGCCATCGTCACGAAACGATCGTTGACCAGAGAAGAACGAACAGTCGAAGATCTCCGTTGGAAAAAGTTTCCTGTCCTCAGTGACGGATTCGTCTGTCTGGTTGATGTGATGGGAGACGATTCATCTGTGGTTCAGGCGGCGAGGGTGAGTTATGGAAAGGATGTGAGAGCGGAAGAGCGATCTGATAAGCACATCAAGAAGCTGAAGAGCCTTTTCGGGGAAAGAGAGATTGTTCCTGGTCCAGGTGCTGGTGTTTATGGATGTTACAATGAGGTCGAACATAAATGGGCTCGAGAGTCTATTGTTGAAGATCAGAAGAAAGACGATCGAAATCTCATTCGCTATATGATGAGACATAATCACGGAACCCCATTCGAAATGTGCGAATTGAAGCTCCTCATTCGAATGCCGATGGACTCATGGAGGCAGATGATTCGTCATCGCACCGCCAACGTGAATGAGTATTCGACGAGATACACGGAAGCGATTGACTCGATGGACAAGACACCCCCGGACCAATGGAGACTTCAAAGTGGAACGAATAAGCAAGGGAGCTTGGGAAGATTAGAAGAATGGCCAAAGGAGATCAAACCTTACGGTGAAAGTTTGATTTCGGCTGGGAAGTATCTGTCGATGCAAGAGGCAGACTTTCACGATAGGGCTCAACGTATCTACCAGGAGAGATTGAAATTTGGTGTTGCTCGAGAACAGGCCAGAAAAGACCTTCCTCTTTCGAATTTCACCGAGGCTTATTGGAAATGTGATCTGAGAAATGTTCTCCACTTTCTCGGTCTTCGAATGGATTCTCATGCTCAACTTGAAATTCGTCAGTACGCTACGATCATCGGAGAACAGATTGTCAAACCACTCTTTCCGATGGTGTGGGAAGCGTTTGAGGATTACAGACTCGGAGCGATGAGTTTGACGAGGTTGGATATTGAGACGATTAGGAAATGTCTGAGTTGGTATGAGAAATTCACAAAGATTGAAGCGGATTCTCAGTATTGGCCTGAAGAATGGAGAACAGAAAAGAGTCGAGAACGTGACGAGTGCATTGAAAAACTGAAGAAGCTTGGGTTGGTGGAGGAATAGCAATTATCACCTTACTCAACGCAATAGCAACGCGATAGCCGCGTTACTAGGTAGGTGTGCATAGTCCGCTATTAGGACGAAAACTGTGCGGCTATCGCGATGCAGTGCGGTTGTCTTATAGGAGGGTGAAATGGATAAGGCCACGGGAAAGATTTATGTTGATTTGGAATCTGCGAGAAGAGATCGTGTCAAAGAAGAAAATCTTCTTGAGATGGGAGTAGCACCTACTCCCAGACAGATTTCTAGAGGCAGAGTCAGTAGAAATGAACCCTGCTCGTGTGGTAGTGGTAAGAAGTTCAAGAGATGTTGTTTGAAGAGGAGCTATCCGTGAAATGGTTTTCAGATCTAGCTGATCTACCAGAAGAGGCTAGAATAAGGATCATTGGTGAAGCAGTCATGTCTGTGTCTGGGCAAGGCATAATAGGTTTTGTGGTAGATTCAGAACCAGGCAAGGCGGATAGGTACGTCCGTAAATTGATAACGAGATTCCCAGATATTAGAGAGATTGATAGGGTTAATGGACCTGTCAAGAACACAACGACGATTAGAGTCTGTCGAAAAGATAAGATGCCTGAGAAAGGTTGAGATGGATGAGAAAGGTTGAGATGGATGAGAATTTCGGACGATTGATGGAGTTGTTAGAAGCTCACAGGAGATTTCATCAACGAGTAGGTTGTCCGGGTCGGCCTGAGTGTTTGGTCTGTGCAGAAGAGGAGTGGTTTGAATTGCACAATCGAGAGGACAAACCATGCACAGAGGAGTTCTTCAAATCAATTGGTTGGATTAACCATAAGAGTAGTTACTGTTCGACGTGGTGTCTTCCAGTGAGTCGAATTGAAGCTACGTTCTATTTTGAGCCTGGTGTCTACTATCAGTTCAGTGTAGGACACATGATTTTTCCGATCAAAACTGAGGGACAGGTAAGAACTCTATTGAAATTGATCGGCCACATTCCTTCTGAGGTGAAGACAGATGGATCGAAGTCAGATTAACTGGAACTCGATTGGATTTGGTTACGATCCTTTCTGGTTTCAGCGGTTGTTAGAGACACACAGAGAAAAAGACGTCGAAAGAATCATGAGGCAGAATCAAGGGAGAAAAGTTAATGGGCATCCAGTGGTGTTGATAGAAGAGCCGAAAGGAGAGAAAGGCATCTGTCCAAATTGTGGTTCAAATGCCTTTTTCAATATCTGGGCTCGACAGCATAATGCTCAATGTGTTGATTGTGGAACTCAATTCAGAGTGGTTTTCGAATTTGGTGTCCCGATGGGAAAAGTGGTAGAATAGAAAGGAGAAGATGAATGCCTTGTCCACTCTGTAAAAGTGAGGCCTATGAAACTCTTATCAATGATTCAAATGGTAGTGCGACCATATCAGTTCGTTGTGCAGATTGTCGAGCGATCTATGAAATCGAAAGACCAATCGAATTTGATTCTGAAGGTTTGAAATTCAGAAGATTGATTCGAGGATTTCTGTCAGGTGTGAACGATGTGTTGAAAGAATTCAGTCAAACCACTCACGGGTCGATAGCAGCTCGAGGACCTGTTGATTTGCAGTCGGTTCTCGATGAAATGGTAGAAGCCTACGACAAACCTGATTCGTACAATATCAGTGAGCTAAGCCAACACATCGAGGCATTTTTGAAAAGTGAGAAAGAATGAAGAGTAGGCAAGGCGTTAAGGAGATGAAACAAATCCTAGTCGCGGCCATTGAGACAGGGACTCAGCCTGTCTGGGTAAAGATGGCTATTGAATGGATGGAAGAAGCAGAGAAAGAGATTACTCATCTGAAGGCACTTCTTGCTGAGAAGGGTGATAGAGAATGAACTCGAAACTCACATGGAAAGATCTCGGTGGCTGGGAAGAGGCGTGGGTAGGCACTCTTCTTGATGGAGTTCGATTCACTCTTGAGGCTCGTCCGTCTTGTCATAGAAGAGGGATGCACAGACTCTTGGTTGAAGTCTGCGGTGGAGAGAATCATCACAAATGGGGTTGTTTTGATGATCAAGATCAACCAATGCGATACTACCATTTGAGAGAATCAGCAGAGAAAGAAGCTCAGGCGATAGCAGATGTCTTAGTGGCAGGAAGAATGGAAATCGCAGAGTTGGAGGAGAGTCGTGTCTAAATCAAGAGAAGACCTGATTAACATCTACTGTCAGTTTGTGAATGATAACGAATTGAGCACCGCTGATCTTTTGGTTCTGATTGAATTGACCGTTAGAGAGATTTCAGCAAGAGGATCGATTTCCGAAGATCAGGTTCGACGGTTGAAGAGTATGGTGAAGGAGATGAGTCAGTGGTAGAAATATTCTGTGCGAAGTGTCAGAGAAGATGTGATGGGTATGGAGATCTTCTACAGAAAAGCAGTCCTGATCCAGTGGTAGTCATCTGCAGATCCTGTGGCAATTCTTTTCTGGGGAGGATCAAAGACAGCACCAAACCCACGTCCATAGAGTATGCCAAGATAGATGAAATCAAATCCTCTGTGAATCATTCGCAAGAAGAATATGGAAAAGCCGTTCTTGAATGTGTTTCATCTCTGAATAAATCTCTCATCAAAGCAGGAAGAATTCCGATGACGTTGGATGAGATGACAGGCATATCGATTTATCATTTCATTCTTCAGATGGCGAGTAACGGAATTCGATTTACGGTGGTTTCGAAGGAATAGAAGTGAAACCAACTGAATCTCCAACAGAATGGTACAAGAAATTCAAGGACAGATTCTACCGAAGTCAAGGTTACTGGATGGCTGATCAGGTTGGGTGGTTGATTCTTCTGGTATTGACTACGATTCTTTTCATTCTGTTTTGGAGTAGATAATGAGTCCAGAAGAAAGAGCAGATTTGGTAGAAGAAAGAGCTCTCGAGATGCTGTTAGCAGCCATGAAAGGATTTGATGATTTCATGTCTGTGGCTGCCTGTGCTGATTCGATTCGAAAGGCAGACCTAGTCGAAACGGCGAAGGCGGTTTTTACGGCTGGATTTACAGAAGGTTTTTCATTTGCCGGAAGAATGCAAAAATCATGAAAGAACAGCATTTGACTACTCCGTGGAAGGTCGCTGAGGACTGGTATCGAGAATCTGAGATAGCCTCTGCGATACAGAGGAATCGAAGTATCACCCTTGATCTAAGTGAAAAGATCCCAACTGATATCTATAGTCCAGAATTTGCAAAATGGCTAACACACGAATACCGTTTAGCGATGGTAAAGGGAATCCAGATTGGAAGAAGTTGTGACAGAAGTGAAGACAAGACGAAAGAAGAATCTATAAGAGACATTCAATCGTTAGTATAAAGAAATGTCAAGTTTTTGTTATGTTTGATTTGAGAAAGAGATATGAAAAAGAGAGAAGATGAAAAACCTAGGGCAGCAGTCGAACGGGAGAAAAAACTGGCTCGACTTGAGAAACTTCTTCTGAGAGGATTGACAAATCAGCAAGAGTTAGCGGCTGCATTTGGTGTGACCGATATGACGATTTCGAATTGGATTAGGATCATTCAGAAGAGATGGGAGGAGCAGAGGGTTAAGGATTTTGATCAACAAAAGACTATCCGTGTGAAGCAGATAGAGGCGGTCGCGGTTGCGGCTTTGAATGATTATGAAAGATCAAGACAGGATGAAGAAGAATTCACGATAACGAGAAGAGGGTGTGAGGAGTGTAGAGGGACAGGAGAGAAGAGACAGAGGTGTGAATTGTGTAAGAAGGGCAAAGAAGAATTCATGGCAGGGAAGTTCAGAGTGTGTTTGAAATGTCACGGTGAAGGGTATCTGGTGATTGAGAATTGTTCAGTGTGTCAAGGGACAGGGAAGGTGACAGTAGAGATGAGGAAGGTGAGAGGGAAGACTGGTGATCCTTCTTATCTGACGGTGGCGAAGGCATGTTTTGAGGCATGTGCGAAATTGGAGGGTCTGTATCCGGCAGGGACGATAGGAAGAATTTCGAAAGAGATTATCACAGAGGCGAAGTTGGTTGGTGGAGAGACACAGAGGACATTAGAGTCGTTTTGGTATGAGGCTCCGATTGATTTGATTATCAAGTCAAAGGCCGTGTTAGAAGAGTTCCGGGCAGGGGTGAAGACAGGGGAAGTGAAGAGGATAGAGGCGATGGTGTTTGAGACGAAGGCTGAGGAGGCAGATGGTGACGTGTCGAGGTTTAGGGAGAATGAAGGGGAGGAGACAGAATGACTCCCGCTGAATGGAAGACTCGCTACATCAACCGTCTGAAAAGACTTGTTTGGTTTCTTGAATCTAAGGCTCCGATGAGTGTCTGTGCTCAAGAGTACGTTCTGGTTATGCAGGCTGCGGAACAGGTTATAGGTGAGAAAGAAATCAAGGCAGCTGAGTTCAGATGGAGAGCATCGATGGCTCCAGGTCCCATCGAAGATAGAATTCAAGGTGAAGGATAGAGAAATGGCAAGTATGATGGAAGTAGTTGAAGAGAACGCTCGACAGATCGAGCAGATGTTTGATACTCATTTTATCTTTGGAGAAGGTTTTGAAGATTGGCTAAAGGAACTCGGGTTTGATCCAAAGGCTTGGGTTCTCCAGGCAAAAGGATTTCGTCTGAGGGTAGGGGTTGCTGGTGTAGGTAGAATAGCAGTCTATCTGACAAGAGGTCTCGATGAGATACGACTTTGTGATGTAGAGACTAGAGGTGATTTGTTTCTGATTCTGAAGGCTTTGAAAGTGAAGTGAGAGCGTATAATAGAGTGAAAGGAAAATTGATATGGACGATAATCTAATTATCAGAGC